CTGCTTTTAAGACGGTCTTTCCAACGCTTGTCTCGGTCTTTGAGTTGTTGGTCAAGTTCGGCTTTGGTGTAGGTTCGGTCTGAATCTGCGCCATTGTCCTCACCTTGTTCTGTCTCTTGAGTTTCAGCTTCGTTAGTGTCCTCATTAGTGTCCTCATTAGTTGATTCTTCTGTTCCCTCTGTTGTGTCTTCAAACATATCATTTTTTTGGTTATGGGTTTTGTCCCTAATAATCTTTTTATAGACTTTAGTGTCATGTACTACTATTATACCACGTTTATTTTGGTGCAATAGCACCTGCGCCATTTGTGGTTCGTGTTTTTGTTGCCTTGATAATAAATTCTAAACGTGACTTGTTGTCTTTTTCACGTAGGTACTTTACTTTCATTAGTTGACCATACTGTGCGTCAGAAAGAGCGACAATGTTCTTGTCTAACTCAGCTAGGTTAGCTGTAGGCATATCGACGAATATCTTTGTCAGTAAAGCAAAGGTTTCTGCTTCTGCTAGTATCTTCATTATCGACTGTTCGTGCTCTGTAAATTCCATATTATGCGGCTGCTACTGGATTAGCTTCGGCTTGAGCTGCGTCTTGTTTAAAGTTTATCGCTCCACCTCCCTGTGCTGGCTGTAGTTGTTCAGCAAAAGCCATAGCCTGCTCTGCATACTGGGCTAGTTGTTGCGGAGTAATCCCCATTTGGTCAAGTATCATGTCTCGCATCGCTAGCTGGGCTGGGTCAGTCTTATCAATACCCTTAGCCATGTTAATAGCGTTAGAGAGTGACTCATATAGCACTTGCTTTGAGCGTTGTTCGTCAGTTGTGTGAATGACTACTTTCTTACCAGCGTTTTTGATGAAATTCTCGATGTCGGTAATCTTACGTCTAGCCCCTTTCTTTCCTAGTTTGCTCTTAACCGCCTTACGAATCATATCAACCTCCTCTGGAGCCAATACAGAGCCATTGAGAGAGGCTTGTACGACCGCATCGAGTACCTCTGTCTCTACTATTACATCGTCTACTAGCTGTAGTTCTGCTTTAGAAAATACATCGTCAATCTCATCATCTTTAGTAGCCTCGGCCAGTGCGTCCGGTAGTATCCAGTCCTCTACGATTTCAGCAATAATGAAGCCCATGTCCTCATGTTCACGTTGGAACTGTGATGTGCCAGCTATGTTCTGCATGTACTGCGCTCGGAAAGGTGTGCCACTCTTTTGTTCTTCTCCGGTTACCGCGTCAAATGAGTTAGTGTTCTTGTCAGCACTTGAGTCCCAGTCGGCTCTGATGTTTTGGTAGACAGGCACGCTGTTTGGCATGGTGGTAAGTTGACTGAACATCTTACCCTCGCCTACTTGCATGATAGTACCGTGGTCAATCCCATCATCGTAGATTGAGTCTACTACTGAGCCGTCATCAGTTACGAATAGAACCTTGCCACCAATAGCAACAGCTCTAGCTTCTTCGGTCTTATAGAAGTTATGCCACCTCTGGTGTTCTGATAGTTCCTCTGGGATACCTTCTCCCATACCACGACCAACTACAGGATGCCTGACGTCTAGCTTGTATGGGTAGTCCTTCTCGTTTAGCTCATCTGCTTTTAGAATAGTTCCCTTTGGTTTGCCGTCTTTGTCTTGTCCTTCTGGGGCGTACATGATGTGACAGAGGACAAACTCTTTCTTGTCTTCATCAGTCCATTCCTTGCCTTTAGCTTCTAGGAGCGATGCAACGGCTAGCTCTCCGGTTACTTCTATCACTTCAATAAAGCGACCGATAGTTTCAGCTTCATTGTTCGACGCTTCTTTCATGTCTTTAGAACGTGTCTTCTCGGCAGCGTTCATTATGATTGTGTCTACGTTGTCGTACTCAGTCTTCTTTAGTTGGGCTGGCGTGTAGTAGTGACGTTCAATAATAGGCGAGTTGATGATGTCAGTCATGTCGGTAATGACATTCTCCCACGGTACGATAGTTACATTGTCAGGCACTTTCTTGAATAGAGTTGTACCGTATTCAGGGCGAGTGTCAGCAAACTTGTTTAGAGTCTTACCGAACTTCATGGTACGCATTTTCTTATGCAGGGCTTTAGTGGCTACGAGCGCAGAGATACGAGCCTCGTCTGATGTGTCTACTGGTTCTACTTCAATAGACTTAAAGTCAAAGTCAGTTGACCTGGCTTCTAGTCGAATACGATACTTCGAGATATTGTCATAAGGAAAGTCTCCGATGATATCGTCTTTTGCATTGTCATCAATGTAGCGTGAGCGTCTAGCGAAGTTAATGGCTCTGATTAGTTGGTATTGACTATAATCGTCCCCTGCTGTTAGTGGAATGTGCCTTGTCTCGTAAAATTGTTTTTCGCTCTCTACAAAGTTAAATATTTGCATAGTGTTTGGTTATATTATATCACGTCAAGTAGCATGTGGGGACAACTACCTGAGTCCGGCTCTTACTCCTTTCTGTGAGCCTCGCTTACTTCGTTTTAATTTATCGTAAAAGTTTGATACCCTATGTTCTTCTTCGGGGTCGTCAGTTAGTACTTGGTCGAACAGGTCAAACCAGGAGCGCATGATGTATGTGTCTCCGTGGTCCGGAGAGCGTCCTAGCTCATCCTTTACTTTCTCTTTTTGCTTTAACGCTAGCTTACCGTCTTTTTCTATGTCACGTTCTACCAGTAGGGCTGTGAGGTCTTCAATGATAATGTCTTTGTCATCCATTTGGGTTGATGATGTTTCGTGTTGGTTAATCTTATCAGCAAGGTAAAAGCCACATTGAGACTTTAGGTTAACAAAGTTAGGTGCCTCTGCATCGGTACTGTATCTGTTCTTACGCTTAGCTTTAATCTGCACTTTTGTTGGCAGGGCTGAACGTGAACCAACGAATTGTCTCATCCCTTTTAGTTCTCCTCCTCCAAGCGCCCAGCCCACACCGTTATCGTCATAGATAGCATTTTTATAAGCTATCTTTCTTGACACTAAAATATCCCTTACTTCTTCTCGTAACTCTTGTGGGTTGTCTGTCTTAGTTATTTCTATGCGTTCTATTGAGTGCCAGCCGTCAAATATGTTAGCAATAGCTGAGTCGTTACCACCTCTAGCTACGTCAAAGACAGCATATATAGTGCCTGTAGTTTGCTCTACGTTACTAAACATATCAGACAAAGCGGTATAGCTTGTGAGGGCTGAAATGTCCTCTGTGTATTCCCACTTTCCGTCCATTAAACGCTGTCTGTTGACTACGTTGGTAATAGACGCTAGTTGTTCACCATACATCTTAGCGGTGTATGGGTTGTCTGAGTATAATGATTGTATAAAAGCCTTTTCTGGTGGCAGTACGCCATCTCGATGAGGTTTGTAAAACTCTTGGTATACCCAATTCTTAGCCGGGTTACATGCACCAAAGAACTTGGGAGGCACTTCGATATCTCCATCTTCACCCGTAAAAGTATTGTTCCGACCAATACGAGACTTGAGTACGTCATACGCATCAAACTCCCACTCGTTAATCTCATCACCAAAGCCACCTGTAAACTCATATGAACCGAAGCGTTCGTACATTTCATCGGTTGGTTTGTAGGCTACGTCAAGCAAGTGGACCTCTGAGCCATTTACAAACTTAATAACATTGTATTGCCCATCAAGTTTCCAATCAGTGCTGGGTATGTTGTGGTGTCTACAAACTTTATTCCAAGTCTTATAGGTAGTGTTCATCAGTCGCTTTAATTCGTTACGAGCCAGGAACCAACTAGAGCCAGGATAGAAGTAACAACCTGTTAGAATCATCTCACAACCAGCCCAAGACTTTCCACCTCCAGCACCTCCTCCAAAGACAATAAAGCGAGTAGTGTCATCCATCCACTTATCCCATGCTAGTTCTTGCTTTTTAGTCGGCTTTATTGTCGGTGTCATTCTTTACAAAATTAAAGCCGTTTACTTGGACAGTCTCGTTGTTAGAAGTAACATCTTGTTTTGGTTTTAGTGAGTCCTCTTTACGTTCTGCCCACTTCCAGCTATTTTCTTTTCGCACATCATCTTCACTCTCAGCCTCCTTACGAATAGCCATTTGGATGTTTGCTACAGCTAGTGCAGTAGTCATATTTTCCCAACTGGTCACTTTCATTGAAAGTCCAATATCACCACTAACCCATTTAGAAAAGGTTGTCTCATCAAGTCCTACTAGTTTACACGCCTTTCTACGAGAAAAGCCCAACTCTAAGTAAGGTTGCATACTTTCAAGTATCATCTTCTTTTGCTCTATAGTGTAAGCTTTTCCCTGTTGTGCCATTGTATTTATTATACCTTATCTACCGCCTCTTTAATCTCCTGAACACCTAGTGACGGATAGAGTCCTTGACTAGTGTACTCAATCATCGGAATTAGTTTTAGCTTGTGTTCTTTTTCTACTGCTTGGATAGCTTCAGCGAAGGCGTGCTTTCGTTCCACTTCTTTCTTTTCTACTTGTCCTTGGGTTTTCTTTGCCATAGTATTTAAATTTTATTTCCAGCTCTTAATAACTTTTAACTGGGTTTTCCAGTTCTGGACGCTCTTAGTTTCAAACTCGATAGCGTCAGTGATTCCTTTTACTTCTGCTTCTGTTCGATTGTGTTCTACTTTTAAAGATAAGAGTACCTGTTGTAGCTCTAGTGTCATTTCGGCTGAGATAAGAGCTTTCATTGCGTTTAGCTCGTAGTCTTTTATCTTCTTGGCACGGATATCTTCTACTGTGTTTTGTTTTGTAAAGGATAGTTCATATCCTAACGCTCTTAGTTTCATATGGTTATTGTACGATGTTACTAGCGCCCCCGCAACCGTTGAAGATTGCTAAGGATGTGATTATAGCACATGGCACTTCATATTTTTTGTATACCACTTGTTATCTGGTGCGGGATTACAAAATTCACAAAGTCCTTTTGTTTCAAGGTGGGCTTCTGGTAGTTGGCACCAATAGTCTCCGTAAGACTTACCTGTTGCGTATGTGCCGTTGCAACACTCACAGACTCTTTTATTTATTACTGGTTTTATCATTACGCCCCCGCACTTAATTGAAAAGTGCTAACTCTGTAGTGTGTATCCAAGAT